AGTATTAAAATGACTGGCAAACAATCAAGTCCGTACAGGTGGAGTCACTGGCAGGTATTCTGACTTGAAAAACCATAAATAAAATATGAAAATCAAGTTCATACGAGGAGATTAATTAAATGACTTACGGTGGAAAACGACAAGGTGCAGGACGTAAAGCCCTCACACCAGAACAGAAAGAACAAAAAGCAGCTGAAAAGCGACAGCAACTTATTGATGAACTTCTATTTCCAGCGGTGTGTTCAGCACTGCACGCAGAACCTGGAGTGTGGAAGAACGGTTACCTGCAGGTTCAGCTCAGTAAAACAGACATTAAGTTGGCATACGGTGCTGACGGCCTGAAGGAATGGTGCTCATACTTCACCTTGAAGAAGATTGGCGGCAAAGACAGATTTGGTGTTGGCTACAAGAGCAAGTGGGAGTTCAACATTAACAAGTACAGCATGTTCGTAAAGTTTGCTGATTCACTTGGACATAAAATCAAAGAAATTCCACGAGTTGGCTTCCCACCAGCGGCAATGCTTGACAGACTTGACGCAATCAAGCAGAAAGCACAAAAGCGCAAGGTGTCTAAGGCAGAGGGACAGCCAAAGCTAAAAACAGGTGTCACCCAGCCTTAAATATTCCTGAACCAATTCATAAATTTGAGGCTAATTATGTGGGAAATTGAAGCTTACACCATCCGTTCTGGTCATGGAATAGTACTATATGTTGGGCGCAAAACTCCAGGAGACCCTATTTCCAACCTAAGGGCAGAGCGGCTGCTTAAGAAGTTCATGGACGGCTTTGACGACCCTGAAGCGACAATTGAGGTAGAGGGCACCTTCACGTCACTGGCCCCTTGCAACAGACTCATTGCTGAGCTTAAGTCTTCAATAGGTGCGCTTCAACCTAGGAAGGCAGTTGACACCGGCTTCAGCCTTAAGCGAAAGGCGGTGCAGTTCTGTGAAATCGACAACCCTGACAGTCCCAACCGCCATGTGGATTTCCTTATGTGCAAGCGTGAGGGCACCGTTAAAGCAATCTGATTGAAAACATAAATATTCCGAAGGTGCTCGCGGAGTGCCATTTGCTGCTAGGAGCACGCATGAACGACAATCAAGAGAACGTTGAGAAGACGGAAGACCTTTCCTACCTAGAGTCTCAAATAGATGACTCAATGGTGACCATCAACAGAACAGCTGAAAAGGGTGGCCCAATTACCCTTAACCGCAAGACCATTTTCAAAATGGCTGCTTATGGTTGGAGCAAGACGGACATCTGCAAGACCTTTGGCATTGATGACAACAGCCTCTACAGGTACTTCAAGAATGAGCTTGAGCTTGGCTCTAAGTCCATTCCTGGCAGGCTGAAGCAGGTTCTTCTTATGCAGTGCCTGACCAATCCAAAGTGCCCACCCGCTTTCCTCATCTTCGCTCTGAAGAACTATTCAGGAATGTCAGATGAAGGGCTCAAGGACGACCTAGAGAGCAATGGCACTGTAGAATTCCGTGTAAAGTTCCCAGCTAAGCCAGACTCAAATGCAACTTGAATTTGAATTGCTTCCCCATCAATACGATTTTTGCTTTGATGTGGAAACCCCAATCATAGGATTTTGCGCTGGAATGCGGTCAGGCAAGTCAGTAGCTTCTGTGCACCATTCCATCTTGCTTTCTGCTCTTCATGCTGGTAAGACAGGTGCTTTGCTGTCACCAACTTTTGGAATGACGCAAAGAAACCTGGTGCCGCTGTTTAGACAGCTTAATGAGAAGTACAAGCTTAACATAATTGGGCTAGAGTCAATGAGACCTTCCCAGCTGCAGCTCAAGTGGGGTGACAAGGTAAGCACAATCATCTTAGAAGTGTCAGCTGAGAACCATGACCGACTAAACGGTATGACCCTAGCATGGGCTGGCCTAGATGAAGCAGACAAAGCAGACATTAACGTTGTCGAGCTGGCGGTTGAGCAGATGTCGTTAAGAACTTCAGACCCAACTGCCCCATACCCTGGTCAGCTGTTCATTACAAGTACCCCAGAAGGTCATGGCTTTATGCATGATTACTTCATCACAAGGGCAAATTCCCTTAAAAAGCTGTACTCTGCAGCAATGACGGACAATTACCTGCTTTCCCAAGAGTACATTGACAGAATATTGGAAACAATCCCAGCCCACAAGCGTCCAGCCTATGTCCAAGGGCTTCCAGTCACCTTCAACACAGAATCAGTGTACGTTGACTTTGATGACAAGCTTAACCATACAGACCTTACAACCTCTGACATTACGCCTCATGAGCTTGTCCATGTTAGCTTTGACTTGAACCTAGGTGGCATGTCAGTGGTCATCGCGATTGACAGGAACAACCAAAGGCACGTAATTAGTGAATGGATGAAGCTGAAGGACACAGAACAGGTCATAAGCAGAATCAAGCAGCAACCATGGGCTAACCAAGCTCTCATTACTTGCGACCCTGCTTGCAGCCAAGTCTTTCCCTACATTCACCGGTCTGGTATTAGGCACAAGATTATGACAGCAGCACCATTCGTTGACTGGAGAATTACCTCAGTGAACACAAGGTTCTGTGATGGTAACAGCAAGAGGCATCTTTTCATCAACACAAAGGCCTGCAAGGTCCTTACCAAGTGCATTGTTAACCAGGGGTACGTGAATGGTGCCCCTGACAAGAAGACGCACATCCCTGAGGCTGGCACAGACATCTCTGGTCCAGTTGATGCGCTAGGCTACCTCATCTACAGGGATTTCCCATTTAGACCTAATGGTGGTGGTCCAATTGCCATGCGTGGCATATAAAACCACTAAATAAATGTTAAAGGAGCAATCACGATGGCAGTTTCCACTGTAGACCCAAGCACAAGGCATCCAGAGTACAACGCTCATGAAAGAGTAGTACGTACCTGTTATGATGCATTCTATGGCAACGTAAGGCACAACAAGTACGTTCCAAAGCTTACTGAGCAGTCAAATGAGCAGTATGAAGCCTATGTAGGAAGACCATTCTACCTTAACGCTACTGAAAGAACAGTCCAGTCAATCATTGGCGTTCTTACAAAGCAACCCCTTGTGGTAACAGGTAGTGAGGACGTCATCGTAGAGGATGCTGCTAACCTTAATGGACTTGTACAAGACCTCATCATGGACATTACCCTTGGTGGTAGAGTTCTTCTCATCGTTGACTATGATGAAGGTTCTGGTCCTTACCTAGAGTACTACCCAAGCCAGCAAATCATCAATTGGTCTGACGATTTCATCATGCTTGAGGGTCAGGAAATGGTCCGTGACCCTGACAATCCCTACAAATCAAATCCAATGACCTACTGGAAAGAGTACTTTCTGGATGAGAATGGCTACTTTGCAGCTCGTTATTGGACCAAGGAAAAGAATGGCACCTACAAAGCATCAGAGGTTACCTACCTCATTGTGAATGGTGAGCCAGTTTCTGGAATGCAAGCGTTCTGGATTACCCCTTATGACAACAGCGAAGAGCTCTACAACCCACCAGTCAAGTCAGTGGCAGAGCTTAACGTGTCACACTTTAGACTGAGCTGTGACCAATACCATGCTCTTCACTACCTGGCAGTTCCAACCTTCACCGTGATTGGTGGACTTATGCCTGATGAGAATGGCCAAATTAGCAGAAGAATTGTGCTTGGCTCTACAACTGAAGCCCTTCACCTAGCTGATGGGTCTGATGCAAAGTTCGTGGAGTTCTCAGGACAAGGCATAAGCTCAATCTACGCTGAAAAGGACAGAATTGAGCAGCTTATGGCACAGTATGGTGCTCGCCTGCTCTCACCAAAGGCTGGCGTAGAGTCAGCCCAATCAATACAGCTAAGAGCTGAATCAGAGCTCTCAGTTCTAGAAACAATGGCCAACGCAATTCAAAATGCACTAGATGCAGCGATGGTCCTTTACTCAGACATGGTTGGTGTCAACATCACGGTGACGCTGCCAACCCCAACAGTTCCAGGATTTGTAAGTGAACCAGCTCAACCAATTCAAGTGCCCACCCTCGAGGAGGATGAGGAACTATAACGCGAGTTGGAACATTTGCAAATAAATATGAACGTTACTGAAGGTCAGTGACTCTACTTTAATCTCAGGGAGATTTACATGCTAAAATTTGAGACAGAGACAGTTCCAGAAGGGCTTGAAAGCTACTACACAAAGAATGAGGAAACAGGTACATTTAGACTGCAGGTCGAGGGAGTAGTCCCAGAGCTTGAGTTTAAGTCAGTCAAGGAAAAGGTTAATGCTTTCAGAAATGACAACATTACCCTTAAGAAGCAGCTTGAAGCCTTTGCCGATTTCGAAGCAGTAGTTGGTGCAGATGGAAAGGTCACCAAGGATGGAGTCAAGAGCACAATCGAGACCCTTGTCCAAAACAGAGTGTCACAGATGAAGCAAACGTTAGAGGCACAGATTTCAGAAAGAGAAGAAGCACTGCGCAAGACAAATTCTCGACTAGAGGATGTTCTTATTGCAGATGCTGTTAAAGCCGCAGCCATGAATCACGCGGTGGTTCCAACTGCGATTGATGATGTGTTAGCAAGAGCTAGACGTCAGTTTAAGGTAGAAGAAGGTAAGGTCGTCAGCGTGAATAGCTCTGGTGACTCAAGTGGGCAACCATTAACCATCGAATCCTTTGTAGCTGGCCTCAAGCAAAATGCGTCACATCTTTTCGCAAAGAGCGAAGGAACGGGAACGTTCAATCGTTCACGGAACGCAGTTCCTGCAGCCAATGAACAGAGCAGAAATGCTCGCTTAGCCGGATTCTTGAAGAAGTAGGCTTAACATATATAGGAGACAATTATGTCAGTAACTCTCGCAAATGCTAAACTTTTGGGATTGGATGATAAACAAGCAGCCCTCGCAGAAGAAATCATCACAGTTGATGAGGTTTTTTCTGTTCTCCCATTCGTAACCACAAATGGTAACTCATATACCTACGTTCGTGAAAACGCCCTAGTGACATCAGCTGGTGTTGCAATCGACGGCACCTTCACACCAGGTCAAAGCACATATGTGGAAAAGACTCTAGCTCTAACGACCGTTGGCGCTCAAGTCGAAATCAATAAGCTTCTCCAAGCTCAGAACGTTGGTCAAGTTGTTGATGGTGGTCTAGTTGCTTCCCAACTAGCTCGCGCAGCAAAGTCTGTTGGTCGTAAGTTCGCTGAGTACCTAATCACTGGTGACTCTGCAACGACTGGTCAATTCGACGGTCTAGACACTCTTCTTCTAGATGGCGCTTATGCTAGCCAGAAGATTGATGCATCTAACGCAACTCTAACTCTAGATATGCTTGACAGCCTAATCTCTACAGTTAAGCTACGCCGTCCAGACGCAATCATGATGACCCAAAAGGCACGTAACAAGGTTCGCTCACTAATGCGCGCTCTTGGTGGTGTTCAAATGATTGAAGTTGCAGGACGTCAGATTCCAGCATTCGATGGAATCCCTCTCCTAGCAAACGACAACATCATCGACGACGTAAGCGGTGGTACAGCTGGTACGCAGACACGCATCTATGCAATGTGCCTAGGTGATGACTCTGTTGCTGGTGTTACAACCGTTGGTGTTCCTGGCATCAATGCCGAAATGGTTGGAACTCACTCAACCAAGGACCAGGATATTTGGCGCGTTAAGATGTACGGAGCTGTTGTTGTTCACAGCACCAAGTCACTTGCTCGCATTGACAACGTAACTGTCTAATTAGACGCAGGTCTAGTGTGATTATGGGCAGAGTGGGTAACTGCTCTGCCCATTTTAGTATGGTACAAGTAGGAGGCGATTTATGGCTATTACAGTAGGTACAGACTCTTATGTGAGCCTTGCAAACGCAAGAGCTTACCTTGCCAAGGTAGGTAAATCGCTGCCATCAACTGACAGCGTTGCTGAGGACTTACTTAAGCAGGCAACGTTGGCAATTGACAGAATCTTTGCAGACAGATTTATTGGTGTTAGAATTTCAAGCAACCCACTAGAGTGGCCTCGACTTGCTGACTACGTTGGTCCAGGTGGAGTTAACATTGGTGGAGCTGGTGGCTATGGCTACTCAAACACTGGTCGTTACCTTGAACCAATTCCTCGTGAAGTGGAACAAGCAACATCAGAGCTAGCCGTGCTTCTAGATGAAGGACTAAACCCATACACCCAACCAGAAGCAGCAGTCATGGACAGCTCAATCACGGTTGATGTTATTTCGATTTCCACAAAAGCTTCAGGTGCTAGAGTTGATGACCCAATCTTCAACGTTAGCTTGATTCTTAGGCCTGTTCTCATCACTGGGTCAGGATTAAGGTTGGTGCGCTAATGAAGATTAACTACACTTCAATCCAGTCAAAGGTAAAGGGCATCCTCAAGGATGTTGGTTTACCAGTTACCATTGAAAGAGATGGTGCTAAGCTAACGTCTGGTTATGGAGTGATGGTTGGCAGTGAGGCAGAGGATGATTCCACTGGAAGACCCGCTGTTCTTGCTCAAACATCATTGAAAAACCGAAAGCTTTTAATTGATGGACTAGCCAAGGAGCCACTTGTTGGTGATGTGGTTACGTACAACAAGGAAATCATGACAATCACCTTAGTGGAGCGAATCAAACCTGCTGCAACTACGGTTCTTTACAAGGTTGACGTGGTATGAAGGATTATGCTAACAAGCTTGAGGAATTCAGAGCAGCTTTTGCTGAGGAGTTCTTTAATCGCGTTGTCAATAGAACTCCTATTGACACTGGCATTCTTCGCGACAGTTGGGACATTAACCTAACAGCAACATCAATCGACATTGACAACTCAGCCCCATATTCTGCTTATGTTGAGTATGGGACATGGAAGATGGCTCCAAGAGGAATGGTGAGAACCACAGTCCTTGAAGCTGAGCAAATCACCAAGTTAGCTAAGGAAAGAGCCGGACTATGAGCTACGAAAAGATTCAATCACTACTAGACACGCGCTTGCAGGCCCTTACTGGTTTACCAACAATTCAACTGGAAAACACGCGAAACATTGGTCAAACAGGAATACCATTCTCAAGAGCAACCCTACTTCCAGCAAGAGCTACACAAGCAACTGTTGGACTTCAGGGAAGAGACTCACGCACTGGTCTGTACCAGGTAGATTTGTTCTACCCATTGGATGCAGGCACTGCTACAATCAATGCCATGGCTGACAGCGTCATTGACCACTTCACAAGGGGCTTGGTCCTCATTGATGGAGCAATCAACGTTCATGTTTTGGTTTGCTGGAGAGAAACAGGTAGAAGAATAGAACCATTCTACTCAGTACCTGTGGTTATTGAGTGGTCATGCATAGACTAAGACAGGAATCCCAACAGTGACTAAGAATTTACTAAATATTCGAGGTCAAGAAATTTCAAGGAGCATTTAATATGGCTACAGCACAAAACTCACGCCGCCAGTATGCTTTTATTGCAGAGGCAACATACGGAACGACGCCAGCTACACCTCAGACTCAGCTCATTGAAGTTGTGTCTTTTGACGCTGACCTACAGGCAGAGCAACTTAATTCAGCAACCATCAGAGCAGACCGTCAAATTGGTTTCTCACGTCGTGGTAACCTAGGAGTTGAAGGTACTCTAGAAATAGAGCTAGTACCTGACAACTTTGACTGGGCAATCGAAGCAGTTCTAGGTGGAACTTGGACAGCAGGCGTTGTCAAGGTTGGAAACACAGAGCGCTCATTCTCAATTGAGGAAGGCTTCACAGACCTACCTGAGTACAGAGTGTTCAACGGCGTTGTGGTCAACACGATGTCAATGGAAGTTACCCCAACTGCCCTAGTGACAGCAAGCTTTGGTCTAATTGGTAAGGGAACATCAGCCCTTTCTGGTACATCAATCGACTCAACACCAACTGCAATCACAAAGAAGGACGTGTTCTACCATGATGGTGGCACAATCTCTGAAGGTGGTTCACCAATCGCTTATGTGACAGCAATTTCCTTTGACGTCACAAACAACATGGTTGGTAACTATGCAATTGGAAACACTTCATACCGTTCAGTTTCACAAGGTCGTGTTGAAATCACTGGTACTCTAACAGCAATGTTTGAGGACGAGGTGCTTTACAACAAGTTCAAGAACAGCACAACATCACAGATTTCATTCACGCTTTCTGCAGGTTCTCCAGCAGAGACGCTAACGTTTGCTTTCCCAGATGTTCGCTACACAACTGGAACAATCACTCGTGCTGACACGGGTCCAGTTCTAGTTGCTCTTGGATTCACCGCAGTGTATGATTCTGCTTCAGCATCAACAATCGTTGTAACAAGGGCTTAATTCATGGACTTAGCTAATCTTCTCCCAGCTCAGCAAGAGCTTGTAATCAAACTTCATGATGGTACTCCAACCGATGTGGTCTTCTACTTGGTTGGACAAGACAGCAAGGCATTTAGGGAAGTGTCTAAAAGACACGCCCAAGCTTACCTAGCTGCATCAAAGCCAGATGTCAATGTTCTTGAAAAGCAAAATGCTGAACTTTTAGCAGCTTGCATTATGAACTGGAAGGGATTGTCTGAGAATGGTAATCCAGTGCCTTATTCTAGTGATAAGGCACTGGAGCTCATGCTTATGCCTGAGCTTACCTACATCCGTGAACAAGTGGAGCAATTTATAGCTCAGCGTGCCAACTTCTTTCGAAAGAGCTCAGGCACAGTTGAAGAAAATAGTTAAGCAGCTGGTTGATTTGAACTTTAGAGGGAAGCTGGGTGTAAGCAAAAAGGAAAACTTAGAATCAGCCAGAAACCAGCTTAAGAAACTAGGTAAAAGCGATGAAGAACTAGATGAGATGTTCAAGGAGCTTACCTTAGTTGAAATTGAGAAGGGCACCGAACATCTATTGTCAGTGTTCAGTGCCCTTTCTAGTTCTAGAGCTGAAGGTGTGAATGGTCCGATGCCAATAAGCTATGTTGAAATTAAGACTTACTGTGAGCTTATGGATGAAAACCTAACACCTTGGGAAATAGAAACGATTCGCGAAATGGACAGGGAATTCCTTGCAACCGTTTCTCAAAAAATAGAAGAGCAGAAAGAATAAAGGGGTAAAAATGGACATCGTT